TGCCTTATGAAGATATGAAAGAGGAATATTCATATTCAGATCCATCAGACCTGAAGGAACAAAGGTAATTGCATCAAGAGAAATCTTGATTCCCAGATGATCCCTTGGACCTTGAACAGTAGATGTACTGGTGAAAATACCTTTTGGATTGAAAAGATAATATTCTTTTACATCACCAAAATCTACTTTTGACATTTCTTGAGTTGGAGGAGTTACTGGTTTCTTAACCTCCCTCATCTTCTTAATCTTCAGAGGATCAATGTAGCGAAGTTCTTTGATGCCCTCTGTCGGTTTGTTTACATCAATTACTTTATGATAGTACAGTCTGCCATCAATGTACCAGCGACGGAACAACTGGTAGCATTTTTTGTCAAACTGAAGTAATCTTTTAATTTCTTTGAATTCTTCACGAATTCTTTTTTTAATTGATTCACTTACTTCCAGATTAGAAAGTTCAACTTCTACTGGAGAGTCATCACCATCTGCTACAATAGCTTCATTAACAACTTCATCAATTGCTGAATCAACTTCAGGATGCAGAGATACTTCACGATACTTTCTAATCATCTCAAATTCATTTTTTGAGATACCCTCAATATCAACATATTGACCGTAATAACCTCCAGCGGAGATCGTTACGGTCCCATCGTCATTATTGGGAGCAACAGGGGATACTAACCCCTGCTGCTTTTTTTTCTTTTGATTATCTTTATCTAAAGAAAATCCAAACAATTCTGCCATTGTATAGAGTTGAAACTACTTTACTGTAGTTATTTATCAAATGGCCTGATCAACACCAATTTGAGCAGCACCGCCACCAGATTCACCATTAACTGATTCCCACCAGTCATATTGAAATTCTACAGTATATTCAGCGATGCTATTATTGTTATCATATGAAAGATCAATCTGGGACATATTGGTTGGGAATGCATTCATAAATTTATAACTTCTAATGATAGAATGTGGATTTTTAACAGACTCATTAGTTTGTTCAGATCCTCTCTCAAGTTGATCTACCTGAAGGGTACTAGCAAAATTATCTGTAAAACCAGCACCAGAATCATGCTTGTTAAGAGAATCCATCCACTTTTCAAAAAATGCTCTTACTTTGATATCTTGATCGGCAAGAATAGTAACAGTCCATGATTCAAAAGTTCTATCGCCAGGAAGTTTAATAACTCTTCCACGGAAAGGAACTTCAACAGTTCCAATTGTGGAAGCAGGAATTCCAGCGGAGCGACATAAGAATGTGAATACAGGATCAGTACCATCTATATCGGATTTGCCAGCAATCCCAGCTATATTAGATTGTATCTCTGGAATTGAAACTTGGAAAAGGTTAGGGCGAATACCATAACCAATTTTATTTTTGAAGGTATTTAAATTTGCCATTGTTTGATTAACTCCTTGTTAGTATTTATTTTTTTAATCAAACTCTACCAACTACTTCGTCAAAGCTTACACCCGTGCGTGTAGCAACGAATGTCAGAGTGATGAAGTTAATTGAACGAGATGGTTTTACATAGATGTCAGCAACAAATTCATTTCTATCAATAACATCAGGAGTGTTATTGGAAGTATCGGCAACAACAAGGAAATCAGTCATACCTCTTCTTGCCTGTACATCACGAAGGTAATTAGTTACCTGTGTAGTAAAGTTATTTCTTGTAGTATCATCATTTAATTCAAACAGAACGTTCTTGGAGAAATCCTTGATAGTTCTTTCAATAATGAGGAACAAGCGACGAACATTAATTCTGTCGAATGCAGAAGGACTGCGAAGCGCCGTTTTATCACCAAAGAGAACAATTCCTTGACCAGGGAATGAAGTAATTGGATTTATACGCTTTGCATAAAGTTCATCTCTTTGATCCTTGGTAGGATTAAATGCGATACGAACTGCATTACGGAGGTTACCTCTATTGAAACCAGCTGGCGAATACCATGGCTCTGAAATAGTTGCAGTGTTAACACACAAACCAGCAACGTCAGCGTTACAAGGAATCCAACGATAAGTATCGTTGAAACGATCGTAGATGTACTTATAGTTATTATCAAATACTGCATAAGAAGAACTGTCACTGATACCTTCAAAGAAAGCAACTACATTATTTTTCTGTGCAGCAGTTGTGGATGCATCACTACCAATAACATCAGATCTCTTTGGAGAAACAAATGCAATACAATCTTTTCTTGTATTAGCAAGATTGATCAAACTATTTGCTTTTGATGCAGTTGTAGGACCAGCAAGAATATAATCAATCTGAATAGTTTCAGTATCAGAGAAAACATCAAGATAAGTTTGAGTCTCGTTACCTACATTATAGTTTGAATAATCAGTTCCTGCTGCGAAATCGTATACCTTTGGACCATATAACTTGAACTTATTAGAAGCAACTGCAGAATCTGAAGTATCTACAGTGTCAACTGCTGCATAAACTGAAGTTGTTTCGTGAGCACCACTGTAAATATACTTTGAGCGACCTTTAATAACTCTCTTATAGAAATTATTTTCTCCTTCAGTAGTTTTAGCATCTGATGCTTTAGATACGAAAAGGATTTTTTCTAAAATAGTTACAGAAGTTCCGCTGATTCCTCCATCATCGTCAATAACAACAACGTGCATTTCATCATTTTTTCCACCCTTTGCAGCTGCAAAAGGAGAAGTTCCTGGTCTTGGAGCAATTGCATTCCATTTAACTATACCAGCAACAGCAAATTGCTCATCGTACCAATCAACTACAGAGAAAATAGTAGTTCCTGATACAGAAGCACCTGCAGTAAATTTAGGAGAATTAGCATCGAGCACTACTGATACTTCTGTGTGATCTCCAGTAGTTGTTTCATAAACTTTACCAGATGCTCCACCGCCACTAATTGTAGCACCTTGAGCAAAAGAAACACCAGATGCAAGTGTTAAAATTTGATCAGCTCCTGCATCAATAGTTAATACCTTTAAACTATTTCCCCATGATCCTGGTGTTTTAGCAACAAACAAATACTGTGGTGTAGTATTTTCTACATTGGTTTCATATGCAGAAAGATTATTTACCTTGATATTTGCGATACCACTTGCTGCAGCACCAGTGGAATTTGCATTAGTTAAATTTGAAGCAGACGAAGAAGAAATTCTTGCTACTTGAAGATTACCGCCGTAGTTAAGAAACTCCGATGCAGTAAACCAATACTCATAGTTATCTGCCGTTGGTTTACCAAAAGTTTCTACTAATTCCTTTTCGTTGGTGATCAGTTTTGCTACTCCTACTTCACCCTTTGTGAAAGGACCAGCAATAGCTCCAACATTAGTAATCGTTTCCTGGAGGCGTGAATTGGTAAAGTCACGCTCCTGAACAATAATACCTGGAGATGTTTGTGATGCCATCTTTTACCCCTAAAGTTCAGATTTAATTCTAAACTTATTTATAAATTACTCTATTTCAGAGGTATGTGCCCATGTAAGTGAACTCACTTGCCACATCACCGTACTCATCCAGATACCAACGGTCGCCATCTACATCAACAAAACTTTGTTCCTCATCATTGATGCCATCAGAGATAAAACCAAATGGTGACATGTCCTGTTCAATTTGATTTTTTTGCTCTTCATAGATTCTTTGACGAACATCATTGTCCGTCATTTCCTTAAAGTAATCTTGAACTGCCAGCCAACAGAAGATAACTAAACACATTGCGAGGTCATCATGACAACCTTCTTCTGCTTCAAATGAGTTGTTCTTTTGAATAAATGTAGTTAATTCTGCAATGGTATCATAATCTGGGATGAGAAGTTTATCGTCTTCAATAAATGTTTTTAGGTTCAAACATCCAACTTTCTTCACGGTTTTGGACATTTTCACACCCAACTGTGTTTTCTTTCCAGAGAATCCAGTGCCAACAATTTGTCCAGCACGACCTCTCATTGCACACATCAGAACATGATCATATTCAAGATCGAAGTGAATCATCGATGCAACCTGATCACCAATGTCATTTACTTCTGTTAAAACATATGCTCTATTATAAGATCTGGCAAGTTCTACAATAAAACTGGGGAATAGAATTGGTTTGATTTCATTGTTCTTATATCTCGCTACAAGTTTATATGGAAACTTGGTGATATCAAAAATTAAGAATGCAGAATAATCAATGCCAACTCCACGAGCCACATCGACAGTCATGATATAATCATGATCTTCTTTTGGTTCTTCATATACTACTAGACCTTTGCCATTATCAGTAAGAGGATCTTCATAGACCATTGTACGCAATTTACTAGCAGCAATAAGCGTATCAACTGATCCAAGAAATTCACACTCAAATTCCTGTGTAAATTGTCGTAGTGATGTATTTGCAATTGTTTGTTCCTTCCATTTGGCATCTCTGCCAGGAACTTGAGACCAATGAACTTCCGTTGTGATGTATTCATTTTTTCCTCGTTCTGCATCATGCCAAAGTTTGTAGAACATGTTCATCCCGTTTGGCGTGGAGATGATGATAACTTTTGTAGATTTACCAGAAGAAATAGTAGGATATACTGAACTGAAGAACTGTTCAGCAATATGAGTTGGAACGAACGCAAACTCGTCCAAGAAAATAATGTTAAATGACATTCCTCGGACAGCAGAACTTGAGGTCGATGCTGCCATGATTTTAGAACCATTCTCTAATTCAAGAGAACCTTTGTTCCATGATATGATACCCTGCTGCATCCATTTAGGAAGATTTTCATATGCCAACTGCAACCTACCAAGCAGTTCTCGGGAGGTTGAGAGTTTGTTTGCGAGAATACCTATATTGACATTATCATTAAACAAAGCGTAGTGTAGGAGGTAGGAGACCACTGTGGTGGATTTTCCTGTCTGTCTGGGAAGTTTAGCAATATTAAAACGGTTCTTATGGAACCTACGAATCATATCCTCCTGAAAGTCCCACATCTCAAATGGGACCAGACCTTCATCAAGAGAAACGATTTTGATATAATTTTTAGTGAAATAGACAGGATCATCCTTACACTTCAACCACTCCTCAATCTGCTCGGGAGTGAATTGAATCTGCACATTCGCCGCTTTAAGATTAGGCGAACCTTTATAAACTTGATTTTGAGACATAAATTAGCAATTCCAAGCTCTTAATGATTTATTTACTCTACTGTCAGGATCTCTCGCTGTTTTTTTACTTGTGAGTTTTTTCTTTAACCCTTTCATCCTTGCACAGAATGACGCCCTGCGGGGATTTCCAACTTTTTTTGAAGGTGCCTTAAGGTCGCTTCCAGGATTCTCGCGTTCGTAAGATTTTCTTCCCTTTTCATTGAGTCCCCCACTGGAACTCTTACCAGACTTTTTTGTCCAAGCGGCTCCTTCAGCAACTTCCAAAAACTCCTTAAAGGATAGTTTATTTAGTTCAGGTTGAACTTCTTCATTCTTACCCGACATATACATGGCAGAAGAATTAAGATAATCAGTTGCTAATGTAATTTTTGATTGAACCCATGCAGGAACTTGCATGGTTGGACTGGTAATAACTTGACGAAGCATATCGCAATAATGCTCGATCTCGTCAAGTTGATTTAAAATCATCGAACCTTCATCATCAAGTTCTCTACCCATTGCTACTGCAATATGATTCTCATTCATTTTTTTATCCTCCCATTCTTTTTTAAGTTTTTTCTCCATTGGCAATAAGTGTTTATAATAATCTGGAAATTCTGCAATGTGTTGCAGAGCAATACCATAGGCATCTTCATGACTGGTGGTATGCTCACGCTCTACAGTTGAACCAATCTCTGCCTGACGAGTGACATACTCAACAGACACGCCATGCTTCTTGGCAATTTCTTTTTCGGTGGGAACTTTCTTTTTCATTAGTAAATCTCCCTCCATTGAAGAGTAGCAGCAGCGGTAGCAGTAGCATTATTAGCAGTAGAAATTGTTCTTATTGATACTACAAATATTTCAGAATCCGTTGAATCAAAATTTTGAACAATAGTATTTTTCTTTGCTTGTGTAAGTTCACCAGAACTGACAGGTGATAGTGAGTTCTGTGAAGATCCTGCTACAACAATACCAGCAGCAAAGATATCCAAATTAGCTCCAACAGCAAATGATGTTGCATTTCTACAATACTCAACACCGCTACTATCATCAACAGGGGTCCATACAAGACCACCAACATCTGTTGTTGCTAATGAAGATGCTCCAGGAACTTTGATTAACTCATAATAAACATCATTAGTAGCAACATACATGCTAATATTATTTGGTCTTACTGTAATTCTATTTGGATAACCTTGGAAAGTATTTTTTAAACGAATTGCCAACAGAGGCAATCTTGTTCCCGAAGAAGTAGAAGTAGTCCTAGTAGCACCAGAGTTGGTTGCCCAGTCAATACCACTTTCAACATATCCACCTTCTGACATCACAGTGGCACAAACTTGTTTCATTGAACCACCTGATGTAGCTCCAGTATTTCTAATTTCACATCTTACTGGTAAATTTGGATTTGAAATATAAACTTCATCAAGAACATTTGAATGATAGTATTCGTGTGCTAAAACAATTTGTCCATTATGAACAAATCCGCAACGAACTCTACCAACTCCCAACCACTGGAAGTCAATGTAAACAAGTTGAGTTTTTGAAGTATTGATATTAAACTTGGAAGGACCAGTGCCATCACAGGGATCAATATTCCATTCTGATTGTGGAACTCTCCTCTTATAGTTTCCTACCGCCGCCTCACTGGCACTACCACTAACATAAGAACGAATCACAAAGTTTAGAGTGCCATTATTTGTGCCGTTAGCAGTGGGACCACCAACTTGCTCAAAGTAAATACCATCTCTGTCATCAAAATATCCAGTTCTCTTGGTTACATTTTGTTGAGCGTAACCAAAGGCAATGGAACTAAAAATCAGTTGTGATTTACCTGGCTGATAATGATGATAGAATTTTGATTGATGAACAGCACGGGAAGCAGGATCGGATGATGTTACCATTCTTCCTAATGCTGTATTAGCATCATAATAGATGGCACCACCATTTTCTAACTTATCTAAAAAGTTTGGATCAATAGCATAGATGTGCTTATAGTCACCCAAAGTATATAAACTAGAAGTCCTTGATCTACCAAAAGCATCAGAAGCAGTAGACCCTGTGCCAGCAGTAAGATTACCGAAGTTATCGGCAAGCATAACTACTTCAAAGTTTGTTTTTTCCTGTGGTAGGAAATCTTCGTAATGCTTACTATACTGTGCCATGATTAATGAGTGTATCCTACTTTGACGCCTAATACGCTAGTGCTTGCTGAACGAATTCTTTGATCAGAATCTTTTTCTAAAAATTCTGTTTGTCCAGCGGCAATTGTGAAAGTACCGACAGCAGTGGTGTCATCGGATTCTCTTAAAGTAATTACAACAGCGCCTGCTGTTGGATTTACCAATCTTACTACTGTGGCATTTCCAAAAGTATTACCACTGCTAGTTGATAATGCTACCTCGCTTCCGAGTAATCTGATTCTCATTTCTATTTGCCTTTTTGATTATTTAGGTTTTTTGATGCGTTCTTAAGCATCTTTGCAAGGTCTGCGGTGGAACCAACAAACATTGTGTTATTAACAGTTGTAGGAGAAGATTTTTTATCTTCTGCCCTGATATCTTTCATCTTCTTCTGAAGATCTGCTAACTTATCTGTAATATCAGCAACATTTTTGATGCCCTGAAAAGCAACTTCATATGCTCTGGGATGATTACTACTACGAGCAACTTCAATAAGTTCATCGATAGCAACTTGACCCTTTTGAATTAATTCATATAATTCAGTACGAGCATACTTATAATCTGCATCAATATCATCAGCATTTTGAATAGGAGGTTTATCAGAAACGATTTCTGTTTCTGCTTCTACTGGTTCGATATCAAAAAGATCTTCCATATTTTCTTGAAACTTATGGTCCATAGTATTCTATACCCTCATTAAATCCAAAGTCATCTTCTGCGGTAAGCAATGATGTATCGACAGCATCAATATCACCATCTCCATCTTGATCACTGATTGCTTCTGGTTCAACTTGATATTTAAGAACTCTGGCATTAGTAGCCTTATCGCCAACATTGATATTGGAAATAGATTTCTTAATGATGTTACCAGCAGTAACAGGACCGTACAGATAAGTTTTTGCAGTAAAACGAAGTGTCCAAGTTATATATCTTCTTGTGGCATAATCACCTTCATAATCATCATTGAGATCGACACTATTTAATATAACAGGAATGTCACGAGTTTCTTCCATTTCAGGAACAAGATTTACAGTAACAGTAAATTGTGGTTGGAAGTATGGTAAAATTTGTTCAATAATTTGAAGACCATCATCTTGAGTTTTTGAAATAATAGTCAATTCAAATTCTACATTATAAGGAACTGGCATATACTGCTTCCTATTTGTGGAACCAGTATTGTCAGAAAGTGCTCTATTGAATTGTGTAGGTGGAACTTTTCTGCCACTATCATAAGAAATTCCTGTCATTTCAAATGACATTCTTGGAACTGTAATGGTAAACTTTCTATCAATATCAGGCGCTTGCTGTAATCTTGCTAAAAACTTTTGAGCAGGACCATATGCTAAAGGAACTTTTTCTTGCTTTATAAAATTTCCTTGATCGTCATATGTATTAAGTTGAATGTTGTTAAACAGAGTACCAAATGTGGTAACTGTTTTACGAATAATTTTATGGTAAAAATAAGATCCTAACATTAGAAGCTACCTTGAATATCTCCGAATTCACCAAAAGGATTGCTTTCAGTAAAGTCGATAATTAAATCGCCTTTGTTTTCAATTTCTCTATTTTCAGAATAGGCGTCAGTCATATTTAGGGTATCATAAGATTGTACTTTCCACTTCGCACCTGATGTTTCACCTTTAACAATTTCATCAGGAGAGAAATTGCCAGTTAAATATGCCACATCAAGGACTCTTTCAGTAGGTCTCCATTCAGCAACTCTGCCAGTATAATTTTTAGGAGAGTCGTCAACAATAACTATAGGTGCTCCAGAATAAGTATATGCTCCAGCAGGAGGTTGAATTGAAGTCACTTTACCTCCAGAAATAGTAGAAGTAGAAGTTGCTATATAATTACCAGAAATATCATAGAAAAATACTGAAGGAGCCGTAGTATAACCACTTCCAGCATTCGTGATAGTTAGAGCACCCAAAGCACCTCCACTTACTACTGCAGAAGATACAGTTGCTGTAAATCTTGTGCCAATAATTTTTTCGTCTGGTTTATAATGTCCAAACCCATTCGGGAACATATAGATTGGGAATACACCAGACTCTTGTTCCAAATTATCAATTTCTTCGATACC